GAAGAAGTTGAAGAAATATATGAATCAACCAAATGGGATATTATTCCAGAAGGCGATGAACATACATGTGAAGGTGATGAATTTTATGAAATGTATGGTGATATGAATGCTGATGCTACATTAGAAGAAGCAGAATATCGTGGTCGCAAAGTAAAACTTGGCAAGCCAATGCGTGGCGATGTAAAAAAATTCAAAGTGTTTGTTAAGAACCCAAAGACAGGTAATGTAAAGAAAGTAAATTTTGGTGATCCAAACATGCGTATCAAAAAGAGCAATCCAAAGCGTAGAAAGAGTTTCAGAGCAAGACATCATTGCGAAAATCCAGGTCCAAGAACAAAAGCAAGATATTGGTCGTGCAGAGCTTGGTAATATGAGGTATTTGATATACAAAATCACTAACCTCGTTAATGGAAAATATTATATTGGTAGACACAGTACTAATGATATAAATGATTCATATATGGGAAGTGGCATTGGTATTAAAAATGCGATAAAAAAATACGGAATTGAAAACTTCAAAAAAGAAATAATCATCGAGGCAACATCTTCCGATGAATTGTGGGAGATGGAAAAAAATATAGTAAATGATGGCGTTGTTAAAGATAGAATGTCATATAATATGGCATATGGTGGAAAACATTACTTACATGGACTAAAACAGCACAATATAGAGGCGTTTACAAAACACCAAAGCGATGCCGGTAAGAAAGGTGGAAAGGCCGTGCTAAAAAATATTAATAAAGAATGGCACAAAAAAGGTGGATCTGCATCTTCAACAAAACGAAGTGCTATGTATTTATATAAAATAACAACACCAATCGGTGAAATATTCAATGTAAATGGTCTTGAATTTAAGGCAATTTGCGAACAAAGAGGGTGGAACTATAATACTCTGCATTGGAAAAAGTCACAAGGAAAATTTATAAAAAGAGGAGAACACAAAGGATTTAAAGTGGACCTGATTCAATCTCCATGAAATTTAAATAATATTCACACTATCAAATCCCCACTATATAAAAAGTGGGGTTTTTTATGATATGGTACTTGACTTTCTATAAAAAGAAGTCATAGTTATATACATGAGTAAAACAAAGAAATATTCAATCAACGAAGTCAAAGACATCATTGACACTTGCTATTCACTCAAGCCCGATAAGCTATTTATGGGCGAATTGAAATGGAAGTATCTTGTACGCAGTGCTTTGCGTGGCAAAAACATTCTGTTGCTTGGACCGGCTGGTCAAGGCAAAACATTGGCATGTCGATGTCTGGCCGAAGCCTTGAAGGAAGAGGTGACAGAAGAGGTGACGGAAGAACAACTAAATTTGCTTAAAAACGATCCTAACGTACATATTATAAAAACGGAAATAGTAGAATAATAGCGTGGAATATCCTACCAACTAATACTTATTAGTAGTATGATAATATATAAAACCATAAATACTCTAAATCAACGTTATTACATCGGAAAAGACGCAGCCAATAATCTAAACTACTATGGCTCGGGGAGGGCGATAAAGGCGGCAATCAAAAAATACGGAAAGAAAAACTTTACAAAACAAACAATAGAAGTAGTGGGTGGAACCGATTTGGGAAAACTTTTGGAGAGAGAGATATACTGGATAGACAAATATGATGCCATAAATGACAAAAAATCATATAATATACAAAGAGATAGCGGTTTGCGTCCAAAGGTTACGACGAAAGAAGAAACAAGAAAAAAGATTAGTGCAGCCGTGAGGATGGCGTATGAAACAAACGAAGAATACAGAAAGAAAATAACAGAGCACAACCAAGGAGAAACAAATCCAATGTTCGGAAGAACTCAGTCCGAATATCAACGAAAAAGAGTGAAAGACGCCAACACAGGAAAAGTTTATTCCGAAGAAACCCGCAAGAAGATAAGTGAGGCAAGAATGGGAACGTCGTTTCTAACAGAAGAAGGAAAGAAAAATATAGGAGAGGCAACCAAAGAAAGATGGGCGAAATATAGAGAACAAAAAATAAAAAAGTATGGAATAAAAGTTCCACTCACAAAAGAAGAAATAAAGAAAAAACAATCCGATGCAGCAAAAAAAAGATGGGAAAAATATAGAAATGAAAAACAAAAAATACAAAGTAACTTACAACAGAACTAAACCATTATTTGTGGTAAATCTCGGAAGCACCCAAGATGCTCGTGCCACGATTATAGGAAATACCCAGTTGTCCAAAGAAACCGGAACATTCTTTCAAGAATCCCCGTTTGTAAAAGCCATTTCTACCACCGGATCAATAATCATTCTGGATGAATTGAGTCGAGCCAACCACGACGCCGTGAATATATTGATGCCCGTCCTCGACAATCAAAGATATTTGCGATTAGATGAGTGGGGTGGAAAGGTCGTCAAGGTCGCGGACGGAGTGTGTTTCATCGCTACGGCAAACATTGGCAATGATTATACTGCCACACGAGTCATGGACAAAGCTTTGACTGATCGTTTCACAGTTAAGATTGAAGTTGATATTCTTTCTTCTGAAGAAGAATTGAAGTTGATAAAGGTGGTTTGTCCTGATGCTGATATGAATCTCATGGACAAGATTTCACAAATTGCTGCTACAACTCGTGAGTTTACAAAGCAAGGAAAGTTGAGTCGCTTTGTTTCTACTCGTTCTGTAGTAGAAATGGCTGAACTCACTGTTGATGGATTTGGTTTGGTAGAGTTGGCCGAAATGGTGATTTACCCAGACTATCCAGACGATGGTGGTTTGGACAGTGAACGCACAATGGTCAAACAAGTTGTACAAAAACATGTTCCAGTCAAATCCGACCCACTGAACAAAGTGTTCAACTCAAACAACAATAACAAGGACGATTTGCCCCCGTTCTGATGAAAACAAAAATTTTAGCAGATCATTCCAAGTTTTGGCTTGGCGACGATTTCAATACTCAAAAGTTTGATGCCAGTTCCACAATGGCGTTGCTCAAACTTTCGGCATATCGCCGTGCTATTGGCAACTTTGTATATATTCTTACCGGAAAGAACATTCCTGTTCGTTTCGCCGAGAACTCAACATCCATGACTGATGGCAAAGTTATTTACATTGGTGGTGAATTGACCAAGGGTGAATTTGACCCTACGGTTGGATTGTCGTTGCACGAAGCTATGCATATCGTCAAAAGCGATTTTGACTTGATCAAGACCATGTGGGGAAAAATTCCTCGCAGTTTGACTGCTGCTGCCAAAGGTCATTTTGATCAAAACTATATTGGTAATTTGGCAAAATATATTCTCAATGTAGTTGAAGATAGATATATTGATGCATGTGCATATGAAAGTGCGCCGGGCTATCGTGGATATTATCAAGCATTATATGACCGTTATTTCAATCTGCCTGAAATTGGTGAAGCATTGAAGTCCGATGCTTATAGAAATACCACTGTCAAAAACTATAAATTTCGTTTTACCAATATCACCAATGTTAATACTGACTTGGATGCTTTACCAGCTTTGCGTAAGATTGGCGAATTGTTGGATTTGAATAATATTCTGAGGACTGAACTATCAAATCCCAAGGACCGTCTGGAACTTGCGTATCAAATCACAGAAGAAATACTCAAGAGTGTTGTAGAAGAAAAAGAAAATCCCAAGCAACAAGACAAAAATAAAGACAATCAAGATAAGCAATCTGGTGGCGATGAACCATCCGATGATAAATCAGAACAGTCAGATTCCAACGACGATGTTGATGATGTATTGGGCGGAACTCCGTCTTCTGCAAATCCTATTCAAGACGATGTTGATGAAACACCGGATGAAAATCCGTCCAAAGATTTGTCCAACGCCGAAAAGAAAAAGGTCGATAAACTCATTGATAAACAAGAACAAATTGTTACACGTGAAGTTAAGCAATCTGCATTTGATAAAGATACAATCAAAAAACTTCAAATCCTTGAACAAAGCTCCGTTGATATTGTACAGGTGGGAGATGAAACTGTACCAAAGGTTGATTGTATTGTGGTAAAAAACATGACTCGTGAACTCATGATGACATCGGAATTTCCTTATACCAGCAAGTTTTCTCGCGAAACTGGAAATCCCGCTTCCTCACGAGGAGTACAGCAGGGAATTATTATCGGAACCATGCTTGGTAGAAAATTGCAAATTCGCAGTGAAGTAAAAACCACAAAATTCACTCGCCTACAAAAAGGTAAGATTGATAAACGTTTGTTGGCATCTATTGGATTCCAAGGAGAAAATTTGTTTTATCAAACCACCACAGACAAATATAAGAATGCTCATTTGCATGTAACTGTGGATGCTTCTTCTTCAATGAAAACAAAGTGGGAAAAAACAATGACAACACTTGTTGCAATTGCCAAGGCTGTTAGTATGATCAATAATGTAACTTTGAGTATTTCATTTAGAAGTGGAGTTTCTAAGGATCGTGGTGGATATGAAACTCCTTATATTGTTTTGGCATATGATTCGCGTAAAGACAAGTTCAATAAGATTGTTCAATTATTTCCATTGTTATTTCCACATGGTTCTACCCCAGAAGGACTTGCATTTCAGGCAATTATCAAGCATATTCCTGCTTCTACACACGAAATGGATAGTTATTTTGTAAATCTGTCTGATGGCGAACCTGCATTTGGTGCGAGTTATTATGGAAACGTCGCAGCAGAACACACAAAGAAGCAAATCAATAAAATTCGTGAAATTGGCGTATCCGTTTTGAGCTATTTTGTTGAATGTAATAATACAAATAGCAAACTTTCTGAGAAAAATTCCAACTTGTTTCGCACCATGTATGGCAAAGATGCACAATTCGTTGATGTTCAGAATGTTGTGCAGATTGCTCATACATTGAATAAAATGTTTCTTTCTAAAGAAAGTTGATACTTTTTATCAAAACGTCTTGACTTTATATATTATGTCGGCATACTAATAGCATAGTAATAAAAAACACATGATTATCACACAAGAAAAATCCTCACCAGTCATCAGCAATATTCTTTCTGCGCCGACTCGTTTCAAGATCAAGGCGTCTGCCAAGGCGTTCAAGATTTTGTCTGGTTTTTATAGCGAACCAATTCTCGCCATTCCGCGTGAACTTGGTGCCAATGCATGGGACAGTCATGTCAAGGCTAAGAACACTGAAAAGATGTTTGAGGTTCATGCGCCCAACACACTGGAGCCGTGGTTCAGTGTTCGCGATTTTGGCACTGGTTTGACTCCAGACGCTATTGACACTATCTATACTACATATTTTGAGTCCACAAAGACTGCTGATAATGACAGTGATGGTTGCATGGGACTGGGTAGCAAGACTCCGTTCAATTATACCGATAACTTCAATGTGACTTCTTTCTATAAGGGTACGAAACATGTTTACAACTGCTTTATTGATGAATCTGGTTCTCCCAGTATTCTGCATGTTGTTACACAAGATTCTAATGAACATAATGGTGTAGAAATCAAGTTTGGTGTAAAGATTGGTGACATTGGTATGTGGCAAGACAAGATTGTTCGTGCATATGAACCGTTTCGTTATCGTCCAACCATTGTTGGTGCCAATATTGAATACAAGCCACGCGAGTATATCTATACTGGCAAGCGTTGGT